ATGTATGATCAATATATTGAAGACTGGGCGGATATGGTCAGAAAAAATTTTACTCTGAAATTAAGAAAGGAAATATCAAACAACCGAATCGAATTTCAGAAAAAGATGTGTTCAAGTATGAGTCCTATGTAAAGCAAAAAGTGGAAGAATTTAAACAAGAATCTGATATCATAGCCTGCACCTAGCAGGCTTTTTTTATTTTGTGCTGTAACTAGGTACTTTTTTCAAAACGGGGAACCTAACGGGTATCCAAAACCACTAAACAAAATAAATTGATAAATTTCTATAGGTTAGTATCAATATGCTTCTAATGATCGAAAATTGACATTGGCAAAATTACAGCAAACTATAACAAACTTTAAAATATTCAAAATAATAAAAATCAAGATGATAGCAAATTATAAAAAACCTTTTAAAACTATACAAAACAGATCACATTGAGTACATTATTGAGTACACCTAAATTTTTCCGAAAGTGTACTCAATGTTAAGCGATACAAAAATAAAATCACTAAAACCGACTGACAAAATTTATAGAGTTATAGATTCATTAGGTCTTTATATCGAAGTTCGTCCAAATGGCCGAAAGTATTGGCGTTATCGTTATCAATGGCAGAAAAAAACTACAATGGTTGGTGTTGGTGAATATCCAATGGTTCAACTTGCAGAAGCTAGAAAAAAAAGAGATGAAGCTAAAGCACTATTAGGAAATGGTAAAAATCCAGCTGAAGAAAAGAAGGCTAATAACCAAGTTGTAGCTGCATCGCATACTTTTAAAGAAATTGCTGAAGAATTTAAAAATGAATATCTAAAATCAAAATCTGAACGATATATAAATCAATTTGACACTTCTATGAAGAAAGATGTCTACAACGTAATTGGTCACAAAGACATTAAAGAAGTTTCATCTGCTGATATTCTTACGATCATGAAAAATACGATTAAGCGTATTAAAAAACAAAAAAACTTCGGTTCAGGTGAAGTGACTGCAATTCAAAATCGAAAATTTATAGGCGCTGTTATGCGTTATGCGATTACTAGTTTACGCGCAGAGTACGACCCTACCCTTGCAGTCGTAGGTGCAGTTCAACGACCAGATGTTGAGCATGCTCGACCACTGACAAAAGAAGAAGCTAAAAATTTAAGAAGTAAATTAGAGAGCTATAGAGGATCTACAACCGTAAAAAATGCAGGATTGACGATGTTGTACTCTATGTTAAGAACAATTGAAATTAGACGTATGCAGTGGGATTTTGTGGACTTTGAAGCAAGAACTATTACATTCCCTATTGCTTCGAAACGTACCGGACAAACTCGCACAACCAAGAAAAATAGAATTCACATTGTTCCAATGTCTGATCAAATTTTTAAAATCTTGAAAGATCAATATGTCGTAACTGGCAACCAAGAATATGTTTTTTCTTCAGTATATAAAACGGGGATGATTGCCTCAACGACACTAAATAGAATGCTTGAATATATTGGTCTTGGTGAAGTAACAGCTCATGATTTTAGGGCAACAGCATCAACGTTACTGAATGAAAAAGGATATGATGAAGATTGGATTGAGAAGCAATTAGCACATGCTGACGATAATAAAACTAGAGCCTCATATAATCATGCAAGATATTTAGAAGAACGAAGAAGTATGTTGCAAGATTGGGCAGATATAGTAGATAGCTGGAAGAACTTAAAATGAAAAAAGACCCTATTGAATTGGCAGTGTATATTGCCACTGGATTATTTTTAGCATATTTGATTTATATATGCTTTATTGCAGAACCAGATCAGTTCTTATTTGGAAATGTGTTTATCAAAAAAAACTCCATTGATTTTGGCGGATTTGGAGGCCTACTCTCTGGAGTATTTGCTCCATTGGCTTTCCTGTGGCTTATATTAAATTTTAGACAACAAGATAAGAATTTGAAGATTGCTGAGGCACAACTGAATATTTTACTTCAAGAAATAACAAATAAAAGAAAGGTTTCTAAAGCAGTATTTACTGTTGATACTGAAAATTCTAAATATTATATTACTGGGGAGAGTGCTTTAAATTTCGAAATTCCACTTATATGCGATCGTGCTTTAGTTAATTTATATTCTAATGGGTTTAGCGATTCTACACCTTTCTCTTTAATTCCATGCTTTTCAAGAACACAAACTTATTTATCTAACTCAAAAAAAACAATAAAGGCAGAACAGAAGATTTATTTAAGTATTCTCTTCCATTTTGGGAATTATGGTAGCACAAATCTTATAGAGCGAGTTTTTCAAATCCATTACCTAGATATAGATGGTTTTGATCAAGTTCAAAATTTTAAGGCTTCACTTTATATTCCTGGTGAAAATGCTCTTCTTTCCTATGTAGAAGAAAACATAAAAGGAAGAAGAGCAATATTATTAATTCAACCACAGAGTGAATAAAATATGTGCTCAAACTATGAAATTCCTACCCGACAAGCCATCACCCTACTTGATGTCAAACCTGATCAGTTAGGTCTTGAATTAAAGACGCATATTTATCCCGGTTACCATGCCCCGATTATTATGAAAAACTTTGATTTGGATTTCGGCAAGTTTGGGCTCCTTCCATCTTGGGCTAAAGATTTTAAGTTTAGTTCTTATACTTATAATGCACGAACTGAAACTATCGCAGAGAAACCAAGTTTTAGACACGCTTGGAAGTACAGTAAATTTTGTTTGGTACCAGTTCAAGAATTCTATGAGCCTAAGTATATAGATGGTAAAGCTCACTGGTACACGATCAAACGTGAAGATGACCAGCCTTTTACAGTGGCTGCGATTTATGATGATGCTGTAATTAAAGACTCTAAAGTCAGATCGTTTTCAATGCTTACGATTAATTCTGATAACCATCCATTCATGAAGCAATTTCATGCGCCAAATGATGAGAAACGCTCAATCATTGTCATACCAGAAGAATATCGGAAAGACTGGTTGAATGTTGATAAAGAAAACGCACATGAATATTTCTTTGAAATGCGTGATGAGTTTGTCACTTTTCCGCGTGACCATTCATCTGAAGTAGCCAAACAAAGTGATCTATTTTAGATCACCTATGATTATCCACAGCTTTTAAATTTGAAATTTTAAAACATACAAACTAAACTCTTGAATATGTAACGTAATCAAGTGGTGTTTTTATGGATATTAAATTAGATGACAGCTCATCAAAAGCTAAACTTCAAAGGCTTAAAGATGCAAATCTAGATCACTTGAACGGTTCTAAAGTTATTGATATAAAAAAATATTCTTCAAAGTCTCGTCAAATTTCTGACATCTCTAAAATCTTGTCATTTCAAGCAATAACTAATGCCTCAATCCCCTTAGTTTTAAACAAAATTGCTGCAGGTTTCCCTTCACCTGCCGAAGATTATATTGATAAAACTATCGACATGAATGACCTTCTTATTTCAAATAAAGAAGCGACATTCATTGTTCAAGTTGAATCGCTTTCGATGAAAGATATCGGGATTGATATAAATGATTATTTAATTGTCGATAGAAGTATTCGCTCACAGCATCAAGATATTGTTATCGCATTCATTGACAATGATTTCACTGTAAAAAGAATGATGATTACACAAAGAATGTCTCATGATGAATTGTTTGATATTTTTCATAATGAAAATGATCTTAGAAATTTGCCAGCTGTTTGGCTTAAGCCTGAAAATATAGAATATAAACCTATCCTTCCCCGCAATGAACAAGAATTAGTAATCTGGGGTGTTGTCACCAAAGTTATTAAGAACTTCAAATGAAACATGAAGAAAAGATATTTGCACTTATTGATATCAATAATTGCTATGTCTCGTGTGAACGCTTCTTTAATCCCAAGCTAAATAATGTCCCTGTTATAGTCTTATCAAATAACGATGGGTGTGCTGTAGCTCGCAGTAACGAAGCCAAGCAGATGGGCATCAAAATGGGCGTTCCACTCTTCCAGATTAAAGATGTTGTACAGAAAAATCATGTTCAAGTACTTTCAAGCAATTATGCAATTTACGCTGAAATGTCACGTAGATTTCATTCGATACTTGCAGGTTATGTCGCACCACATGAACAAGAAATCTATTCAATTGACGAATGTTTTCTAGATCTGACAAGCTTTAAGAATAACTATAATTTAGTGGAATATTGCCAAGGTATGCGCGAACGCATTCAGGAGTGGATAGGATTGCCTGTGTCTATTGGAATAGGAAGATCAAAGACTGAAGCAAAAATCGCTAATCACATGGCGAAGAAAGGCAAACGTTTTAATGGGGTTTGTGATCTAGCAACTATGGACCCGAAATATCGTGATTATTTTTGGTCGCTGGTTGAGGTGGGCGAAGTTTGGGGCGTAGGCAGAAAGCAGAATAAAAAATTGAATGATATGGGGATAAAAACTGTTTTAGATCTATCCAAAGCTAATCCACCTATCATGGGAAAAATGTTCACAGTCTGCATGCAAAGAACTGTCCTTGAGCTTCAAGGTATCTCATGCATGCCCATCGATGACCAGCCAAAACCAAAACAACAGATCGTTGCTAGTCGGTCATTTGGTGTAAAAATAACAGAACTTCAAGATTTAAAGGAAGCAATGTCGAAGTATGTGCAGGATGCTGTAGGTCGATTAAGGAAAGAAAAACTATTGTGCGGTGTGATAACGGCTTTTGTTCAGTCCAACCCTTTTGATGCATCTGTGCCGTATTACAGCAAAGCTCAAACATACAAATTTGCTGAACCAACTGATTGTGTTCTTGATCTTGTTGAGGTTGCTTATTTGTTATTAGAGAAGATTTATAAACCAGGCATCAAGTACAAAAAATGTGGTGTGTTTTATTCAGATCTAATTCAAAAATCAAACCATATCCCCGACTTGCTTTCAGATCATCAAACTAGAATTGAGAATGAAAACTTGATGCATGCCTATGAAGAAATACAGACAAAGTTTGGCAAAGCCAAGATCTCAGTAGGTCCGTGTTACTTCAAAGATCGTAAGTGGTCTATGAGTCGAGATATGTTGTCTAAGAATTATTTTACGAAGAATGGGATGATTAAAGTTAAGTGAATTTTAGATGGGGTGGGTTGTTGACTGTAAGTGATTAATTTTGCATTATTTGCATAATTTTAAATGAAAATGATTAAATGAAACCAACAAAAGAAACTACAATTGCTATAAATACTATAGCCACATTAGCTGTGGCAACATTTGTTGTCATGGGGGCAACTTTTATATTATTTTATTATCTAGATTCTGCTACCGGAATAAAAGATGCATGGTCAACAATTGCTAGTTTTTTTGGTGGTTTTGCAACTCTGACAGCAGCTTACATTGCATCTAAACTATTTAATGATTGGCGATTCGAAAAAGATCATGATACCAAGTCTACTTATTTAAATAGTGCAATTTTTAAAATTTCTGAAATTCGCAGCAGTTTAAACCTTTGTAGAAGTAATGCAGCTAACTTAAAAAAAATAAACAATAATTTAATTATTAAAAATGAATACCTTAATCATTTATCAATAAATCATCAAAAATTGCTTTTTCTTATGTATGCAGACTTAGCTGTAATAAGCAAACTCTTTAAAAACGAAAGTTTGATTATCCAATACAATAAATATGAAAAATATATAAATGTTTTAGATTTATTTAATCAAGATTTATTAAACATTTATGGAGCTTATTACAAATATTATGTAAATAAAAACCTAACATTTAATATAAATGGTGAATATAATATATTTAGACCAATTTATAACACTAGCCATAATGATGCTACTTTTGTCATAAATCAAAATAATGTGTATAAATTTTTCAATAAAGATTTGGATAGAGTAATGGGAGATAAAAAAGACAAAATTACTTATTTAAATCATATTGAAGAATGTTTAGTAGTTCATGAGGAATTAATCAATTTATGTATTATTGAATTAAAAGCTAAAAAACAATATGAATGATCACTCAATTAAGAGCCTTATTCTTCGCATCATTCAAAGCGCTACACTCGTTGTATTTAGCAACGGTATCAATGATCCATAGCGTGATTTCTTTGCCCTGCCCTGATTGAAGTTTGAGGAGTTTAGGGCAAGGTGGCATCATGATATGAAAAAATATTTAAATTTTCCAATAAGCTGTATTAAGATAACTTTAGAAAAATTTAACTCATAAGTAATTCTATTTGGAACTAATGATAAGAGAAATCTGTTGAGAAACTATTATCACCACATAAAGGCTCAGTCTAGACTGTATCAAGTGATAGTCTATGGTTGTATTGCGCTCATCTCCATTAACTTCTTTATGAATGTATGGGGCTATAACGCTATACTAAAATATAAATTAAATAATCCTACAAATATTATTGAAACTTGTGCATATTTTAGAGGGGAAAGTAAATCTAAAAATGGTTCAGGTTATTACCTTAATGTTGATAACTATATTTATGATACCCAAAGAATTCGTCAAAAAGCTTTTCCTTCTGGTTTAACATGGCGTGACTTTTATGAATCTTTAGATAAACAGCCATCTAAGTGCCATAAGATAAAATATGTGCAACTTGATTCTATCTTATCGAAAAAGATTTTTATTTATGACTATCAAAAGTAATTATAAACCATTAAATTAAGAGTGCTTTTTGCTATTTAATATGTAATGGGGATTATGCGAATTCGCTCTCACTCAGAGGGCTATGACTCACTTAATCTTTCTGCATCAGCTGCGTGTCCATCAGCGGCTTTTGCCACTCTTTGATATTCTGTGATGCACTTTTCGAGTTTTTCACTGCTTTTATTGGTGGTTGGTATTTTTCTTGTCTTAACTGGAGATTGGAGCAAGTAGAAATTTGGATAGGAAAATTTTTATTAAAAAAATATCTAATTAATCCAAAGTATTACTTAATAATATTGAATTATTTTTTAAAAATTCAAACATTTAATTTATCATTTAAAGATGTTATCTTTGTTCCCAATATTTACTTAAAAATCAATGTTGCAGAATCATATGTTTAGAGAAGGAAAAATTACGACCTATAATGAGAATAAAGGTTATGGTTTCATCCAACTTGAAGATCATGAGAAAGATTTATTTTTTCATATCAGTGATTTTCCAAACAAGCAATTCCCTCCAAGAATCGGAGAAAGATTAAAATTTCGTATAGTTAGTGAAAACGGAAGAATAAAAGCAGAAAATATTATACGTTTAGATTTTAAGATCGAAGAGAAACAAAGTCCAATCTATAGTAAACCTAAAACTCGGTCACAATATAATAAGAGAAAACCGCAAGAAAAGAGTTTTAATTTACTTAAAATTTTTATTGGTGTATTTATATTCTCCGTATTTCTAGCGGTTTTAATACCCTTTTTATCAGGAATATATAAAAGAGAGAACTTAAAAAGACAACCCGTTGAACTTGTTGAAAGAACCTCATCTACTACAGCCAATTCAGTTCCACAATATCGTTGTGATGGACGAGTATACTGTAGTGAAATGAAATCATATGAGGAGGCAGTATTTTTTATAAATAATTGCCCAGGAACAAAAATGGATGGTGATGGAGATGGAATCCCATGCGAAAGTCAATTCTGATGAATCACCATAAAATTTAATTATAGTAACGTTGTAAAAAGCCCTTTAAAGGGCTTTTACGCAAATACCCACACTAACATTTGTATTTATCGTTTGGGCTGTACAACTTGAGATTAACAAACAGATCAATAAACTAATTATCTTGAGCTGCATATTTTAGATTCTCGGCGACTCGGTTAGTCCACCCTTTACCGTAGGTTACCCAAGTTTTTAAGGATGTATAAAAACTTAAACGCTCAGAAGCCAACAGCAATAACACGTCATTCACATCTTTGGCTTTTACTGCAGCAATTGTTTTAGGTCCAATAATTCCATCATCGGAAACACCAACAGCTTGTTGTAGCTCTTTAATTGCTCGACTTTTCCCAGCATTTACAGCAAAGTCCCACAATTGAAAAACAATCGCTGGGTGTAATTGATCAGCCCCTAATTTATCCCACCAATCATTTCGATAAATTTCTTTTGCTTGTGTTAATGTTAAATTCTTAATGTCTAAATTTGGGTATGTATTGGCAGCAATACCATATTTAGTGCCTTTAAAAATCCCCTTTCCAACTTTTCCACCCGTCCAATTACCAGGATCATTTTGATCTGTAGAATAACCACCTTCATGACCAATTAAACGCTCAAATGCTTTTTCAAAATTCATTTAAATATTGCTCCAAATGCCTCTTTAACTTCCGAGATAATTTCATTAAAAGATTTGCCTTTAAGTAGCTGCACTGACTGGTAAGCAATACCAATACAAAGCATTCCAAAAATGGCAAAAATCAACATGACAAATCCCTGTGCCATGTGTGTGTAGTGGGTTAAGTCGTAATATTCAATAAATGCAGATCCACCATATAAGCTAATGGCCACACTAAAAGTGAACTTCATAATGACGCCCATGGTGATTTTGATACGCCCTTGTGTGTCGATATCCCCTGATAATGTCAGTGCAAAAATAGCCCCAATTACCGCAGCCATAATTTTAAAAAGCCATGGTAAGCCTTTGATAGAAATTGGATCGTTCACAGTGTTCCCCTGATTTTTGGCAATAAAAAAGCACCCAGTTAGGTGCCTGTATTTGGTTAATTTCATACTTCTATCTGAACCACAGTGCCCTCTGGTGCAGATCTTTTGATTTCATTATTTGAGATAAATACTCGGTCACCAGTTTTGTATTCAACTGAACTGGTGCACATAACTAAGCCTGAATTATCCGAAACCAAGACTTTGTAATTTGGATGATTTGCTGAGGTAATCACACCTACAAATTCGGGATTTTGTGGCAATAATGCTAAAAATCTTGTGTAAATATTACTCATTCAACGTCCTTTCAACATTAATGGTTTGGGTGACTGTTGAATAAGTAAAAGAAACACTTACTGAGTCAACAATCCCCCACCATTCACCGTTAAATACAATAACTTCACCTGGTACACATTCACCTATTTCTTCAACCATTGGTAATTCAAAATCATGACTTTGAACTTGAGCTGACTTCGCTAATTTAGCTTTTCCAAAACCGCCCATACTGACAGTGTTAAAAAGCGGATTACTAACAGGCTCCAACAAGACGTCTCCTGCCGAATCTCGTCTTTTAACTTGCCCAACATTTCCATTTCTTGGATTGGTTAAAGTAATTGCATTGAAATTGAGCAACTCCTCATAACTGTCAGAATGTTTTAAAACCAAACTTTCGGGCAACAAGCGATCGTAATCTAATGTCTTAAGTTTCTCCCAAAATGCTTTTTTATATAGTGGGCGAATTGAAAGTCTATTGTCTTTCTTTTCGCTATAAATAAATCCTCCCCCAGCTTCAGCAATAAGCTTAATCGCATCTATTGGAGAAAGATTTGTATAACTCAGACTCTCAGTTTCAACAATCCAACCAAGATCATCAATAAGCTGCCAATCTAAAACAGCATCACTGTTTACTCGATCTAATTCCGCTTGAACAAGTTGAACTGAAGATCGCTCATTTTCTTGTAGATAAGATCGAACAGGTGAATATTTTGATTCAAGCAATGCGGTCTGACTTCGACCAGTCAAGGTAAATGTAATCGTTGGAAATTGGCGACTGCGAGAATATTCCTCATACATCATGTGATGCACCGAACCATTGACCTTAATCTCTAAGATATCAAATTTTTCAATTTTCGAGATTTCAGTTTGAGGAACGGACAAGCTATAGGACCAACACCATTGGCTTCGATCAGTACTATAACTGCCACTAATAACTTTGATTTCTTCCCCAGTTCGAAGATTGAATACAGATATATTGTTCACGATGTACCACCATTTTTTATTTTCAACTTGAGGAAGTGAAGGTTTGAGTTTGCAATGATCAACATCAAAATTGAGTAGTAGATTGCTTCGCCTCACATTTGATCTTTTGCAACAAAAGTTTAGATTAAACTTTTTGCTCTTCGTATCAGGATTTTCAGGTTTTGGCCAAGGATCAATTTTAGATTTTCGATAGTAAATAGAACTTGCAATCTCCCAATTCAATGCGTATTGAGAAATAATCTCTAAGCCATCATCCCAATGAAAGCGATATACAGAAGCAATTTTTTGTGCAACCTCATGAGAGAATGTTAGATTTTTACGCTTTCTAACAAGATCTACCCATTGCTCATCAATATTTACTTTTAAACTAATAGCTTGTTCTTGGAAAAAACTAAGATTGTGATGTCTTTTTTCTGTTTCATCCCAAGCTGTATTTAATGAATTAAGTATTTTATAGGTTTCGTTAAATTTGGTCTTAAGTGCAGTATTTATCGAAATACCACGCTCAAAATTAAAATTTCTTGAAGAACTTATCTCAATACTTGAATCATAAGAAAATGCTGAACTTAATGCCTTTAATACTGGTTTTGAGAACCTAACCTTTTCATTAAGTAAGATCGCTGAAGCAGCAAAATAATCGGTTTTAAGCTCTCTAAAGACACCAACATTAAAATTAATATCAAAGCGAGCTGAAACATTTGCATTAAAATGAGTATTGATTTCTGAATTTATACTGCAAAACTGACTTATTTTTACAGCTTCAACATTCGAAGAAAATGAAGTAAAAATTAATGAATTCAGTTGAGCGAACTGACCATTTTGAGCCAATATTTCAGCATCTAAGCTAGTACTCAATACTGTTTTTAATTGATTAAAAGTATCTACATGGGTGAATAAAATAGATAAGAATGAAGTGCTAATAACGGCATTTAATTCAGCCTTGTTGAGTTCATTCTCTCCAAAGTTTAAATTATTTGTCCCAGTATTTTGCTTGGAGAAACTCAGTGCGACATTTGTTTTTCTCGGCGGTTGGTACTTAGACACATGACCACCTCTTTATGTAGGTAATGGTGTGGGCTTTAAAACTATAGAATTTAACATCAGTGTTGATCCCTCAATTAAATTTGGCTCCGCTATACTTATATCTGCACCTACGGAAAAGTCTGTTACAGCAGTACCTGAACCATTATAAAGTCTAGCCCACTTAGCTGTTCCATTTTTTATAACAAGTGCCGCATCAGTCTGATTTAACTCAATACTATCTACATTTAGTTTTTTAAAGCATGGCTTTGGAAGTGTCAGAGTAACAAGCCTTTTGCTTTCATCTGCAGCTATTGAAACGTTGACTGGTTTAGCGTCACTATAAAAAACAAAGGTAGCAAATGCGCTACCTTGATCTAAATATTCAGCAATGGCTTTAAGTTGAATTAAACCAACTTCAATCGATGTAAAATTCATTGAATATTATCCTCTGTCGCTAAGTTGAATTCCTCGGCAGGATCTATGGCCACAACATAATTTGCAGAATCGCTCGATCCAAAAAGTATATAAGAACCATCACTTTTTGATTGTGTTCTACTGAGTAATTGCCCATCAAATCGGCTATGGCAATGAACTGGACAACTGATAGGTATTCCTTTTTTTGTGGTCACACCTTTGATGAGGGATAGCGCAATATGTTTAATTGCTGTTTTATGAATATCAATGTTAAAAACTTCTTTCATTTAACTCACCTCATCAAAAATGGTGAACAAAAGTAATCCTAGAACACCACCTGCAGCAGTTCTGAAGCGACAACCGATATAAGCACGATTAGGCTCAGTAAATATTGTGTAGTTTGCAATCGTTGTAGCATTGTTAGTGCAACATTTTACAAGGGGTAATTTATCTAAAATATAATTATCAGGATCAAGTAAATAAAATGGGGTTAGAATCAATCCATCTAATGGGTCTGGCTTAATTAAATTTGTAGCAACACCTGATTTAACACTTCCAAAACCAGTAATAAGTTTTGAGAAAAAAGTATTAATTTTCACTCCCGCATAATTATATAAACTCGCTACTTCAACTCGATCAGGATCACCTAATGGCGTTGCGCATAATACTGTAGAGTTTGCTGACGCATAACGATTGGTTGCAATAAGATATGGTTTAGGCAATCCATTATGCTGAATGACACCAAATGAATAAGGAATTTCCAGAATTGAATTTACTGTAGCACTGTTGATTATATATAAGCTGTCTTTTGTACCAATTATAACCCAACGTCTTAAACCATCTGTAGTTCCTTCACTTTCATACCATGCGGTGCTTGTAGCTGCAGATTCATGTACTGCATATTGCCATTTAAACCACCCTGCTATTGCTGAACTACCTGAACCAGTTCCCACCCAATTTTTGGATGGGTTCGAGTTATCAAAAGGAAATTGATTCCCTCCTATATCATCGATACCACTGCAAGACTCAAGAACACCAACTTTTGCAAATTTTGCATAAGTGGTGGTATAAACAGGATCTCGACTATTATCCACACGTAAGAAATAAGGATTGGAAACTTTATCCTTTGCTTGATAGACAGCTTTCTGTGTTCCAGTAAATGCTTTCGTCCAGCCCAGAGATGCTAATTTTGCAGAAATTGTTCCTGTGACTGTTTGATCTGGTAAATCAATAACAAACTCAATTTTGTTCGATGTTATTCCAAGAATTTTGAACTCTTTATTTAACTCTGGAATCGTTGAGCCGCTAAATTCGATAACCTGAAATTGCTTAAAACTATGATTTGAGCCAAATGTTGCGGTCCCAACACCATCAAGAATTGTCAAATTTGAAACAAGTTGCGTTCCAAACCCTGTAACAAGACAGGCATCAAGTACATCAATTAAACAGCCCCAAGTATTTGTTAATTGCGGGGCGTTTGTATTATCAAAACTAAACCATTTAATATCTGTATTTGCCATTATATTGAGTCCATAAAAAAGACCGCTTTTGCGGTCTTTGTAAAATATGCTTAGATCACTCGATCAATATCACCACGTAACATGATCTGAAACTGATCTGTTAATTCAGTAGGTTCTGATTGCTTCACTGTACGTATCACCCAAACTGGAAACATTGCAGCATGGGTATCAAAAAACACCACATTGTTATTAACCCAGCCTGAGCCCCATCCTTCTTTTTTAATTTTGAAGTAAGGAATACCTGTTACTGGGTTCATTGGCTCACAATCTGTATTAATATTTGCTGTGCCAATTTGTCCAGAATATTGTCCAATAATTCGGAAATTCGTATTGTCTGTAAATACCAATGCCCAACGCTCTTGTATAGCTCCCTTATTGGTTATGGCAATAGGGTAAAGCGCATCGTTATAACGAGCTGAAATCGGCGCACCTGTAGGCTCTTCTACCCACACATTACCCCACGTTCCCTGCGAAAACATATTTGAATAACGTGCTTGCATGTCACCAATAACCAATGCAGAACCAACGATTGTATTTTCAGCGCTGTAATTGTGAGTTAATGGCTTGGTGAAAGTTACTTGTCCACTGATCTGTACATCTCTAATTAACCCCATGTCTTGATAGCGATATTTAATATTTAAAGGTGGTATTAGCGAGTTTAGGGCGAAATCACCGCTTAAAGTGACCTCACCATAGTCGTAATTCACCACATACATATCAAAAGGAACCTTCACGCCTTTACTATCTTGAAGTTCACACCAAGAAATACGCTTGTCATCTAAAATATAGGTTTTGCCCGCAATATGATCAGGCATCACTATAGATTTGGCTGCACTGACAATTCCAATATCACCAACGCGGAAAATAGGCACACGACCATTCGGCGGTAAGCGTGTTGCAGACAATCCTAAAATCGAAGCATCAAGCGGAATGTAGGTATAGGAGATGGCATTATATTTAACAGTATCGGGAACAACCCACACGGGTATGTTGATATATTTTTTATTTGACTCATCATATTCTAAAAGAACGTCATACCACTCTTTTGCTTCAATTTCGGGCCTATTTGTCTCAGTGATTTCTGTTTTTGTATAAAAGTATATATCTACAAATCCAGTTTCATAATTCACAGAACCATGTGCTTTTGATGTTTCAACTTTTCCTTGCTCATCAAACTGCAAGTTTAAAGTGCCAAATTCAACAGTGCTCAAAACCACAGTAACTGAAGATGGTCGAACAGGGATAACTGGAATTCTAAAGCTTATATGATTGATTTCAATTGCATCTGTAGTGGTTGTTAATGACTGTAGAGAAACCGTGCTTTCAGTTAAAGGTGTCCAAGAATCAATTTCAACCATACCAGTGCCATAGTTCACAGAGCCAGCAGTAATACCTGTATTAGTAGAATTATTGATATTTCTATAGATTATTCCATCTCGATCAAGATAAACATCACTCCCAAGCTTAAAGCGTACTGAATTTGTCAGCACCAGTTCGGTAAACTGGGGTGTTAAATCAATTTTAAGTTTATCTGCAGTCATCTGCTTGACATTCGGACTTATATCGGGAGAATCACGATATTTAATATTAATGTTAGTTGGAAAATAAGGTCTTAATTTCTTCTTTTCAGAAGCTATTGATTCAGTTTGCGGTGAATAAAAACTCATGATTAATTACTCGCAAATACTTGAGGTGTATACATTTTTTGATAAACCATTACTTCTAAATATGGCTTTATCACGACAACACCTGAGCTGTAATTGATTGTTCCGTGAATATTGCCTAACTTGTCGTGTAAGTTACCTACAGTGTTATCAACCTTGGAATCTGTCAGGACCAATTCACTCAAATTCTGGTTAAGCTGATCTTGTAACTCCATTCTTAATTCAATACTACCTGGTTGAAGTGCATTACCTGTTCCCACATTAAAACTTAACTCTTGCTCAACAGTAGGAGTGATTATTGCGCTTTGATTTAATGGGTAACCCGTGTTGTAGTTAATTGTAAAAACTGTGCCCTTTTGGGGTAGGACTTTGGGTATAAATCTACCAACTCCAGTTGCATAGTTTATAGATCCCATTGCATCTCCATTAAACTTTCCTTGAGCATTGCTTGTAGCAGTTTTCTCAATGTCACCGACATTCCACTTCACGACAACACTATTTGCTGCAACAGCCTCTCCCAACTGTAACTCGAACGAAGGGCTTTCAAGAGTTAGATTTGAACGAACAAAAGTTGAGATTGGCGTACACCACAAAACGAGAATGTTGCTTCCAACATCGGCTAATTCACCTGTTGTCAAAAGCCAAGATCCAGTTTCGTAATTTATTGAACCTGAGCCGATAGATGTTGAACCTGCTTTGAGTTGGCCTGAACCATCATCTTTAAGTTCATAAAACTTACCTTTCACCATGAATGACACAGAAACACTGCCCGGTGCAGGTGGAGGAATTAAAACTCCCGTCCAATTTGATCCTTGATTATTTTGTGTCACTTGAATCGATTGGCTTTGGGTATTTTGTAAAGGTGTCGAAGCTGGTTTAAATGCAATGTTTAAAGTCGTATTCCCCGAACCTGCAGCTGTAGTCCATTGAATCAAGCCTTTTTGATAATCGATCGTTCCCACTTGAGTGCCAGCATTTGTTTTCAACAATCCCCCACTATCATTGACTTGTTGATTAAACAAAGCGAAACTGAGACTAGAAGGCATGACACTTGAACCTAAGTAAAAATTTTGAGATGGTGAAATAACAACTTGATAGCTTGCAGATACAACTCCATCATTACCTGAAACTAAAGTAGACTTCTCACCTGAAGCATTTACATCAATGATCGCTGTTTCGCTTTGAGCGCTAGGGATAATCTGAGTAAAAACATCTTTTACATTTATTGTAAACTGGCCTAATTGAGCATCCTCAGTAGCTTGAGTTGAAGAGTAATATTTACCCGTATCAGCGACCAAAGAATCATGGATTACTGTTGTAGATTTTTGGCCTGCATACCAGTTTTTTGCAGATAACCCTATAAAATCAATTTCTAATGGGTCGCTAATACTATAGGTTGCAATCTTATATTCAATCTCTTTTTGATCAATAACGATTTTTGAAATACGGGTTTCAACTTTTAGTATTCGAACATATTGCTCATGGCTATTTATAAGCCCACCATTTGAAACCAACACGATCGCATCACCCACATTACTTTCTATTTCACTGGTAAACATACAGACCTGAATCTGTTTCATACCCTGCCAAAGTGTATCTAGTGGCGTTCCTGCAATTTGAGTGCCCTTTGATAAATATGACTCAACTCGATTTTGTGCAGATTTACGTTGATCTGTATAATTTCCAGTGCTAAATAAAAGTGCTGAAACAGCAGGATCTTTGGGGTTCTCAGATATAAATACGGTTGATCCCATTAATAAATCAGTATCAATTGTTGTTACCGCAGGAAATATCTTTCGCATTGATACATCGCCAAGGCTTCGATCTAATTCTGAAATGTCATTGAACAAGTTGTTACTCTGTCCATCAATGATGACTTGCCCATTGTATTTACCGCCCCCGTCATCATTATCACTTAAGCGCTCAGATTCATATAAAACTAAATCTTTAGTTTCAATTGGCATCATTTATCTCCAAAAATCTTAGTGTCACGTTATATTCGTCATCTTCAGAAACAGTCGGATGCTCAAGCACAGGATTTGCTTCTATTGCTTTATCTTGATGATTAAAAACTACATTAAACGTGCGCTTGTCATGAAAATAGTTAAATTGAAGTTCAAATTTTTCTTGAAGAATTGACCAATCTTTTAACTTGCTAACAATATGCCTTTTTACCCACGCCATGTTTTTATCAGCTGTCAAAGTAATCAGACGACCCGATTTCTTTTTACCTTCCTGAATAATCAAAGCTCCATCTACTGCGCGATCTTGTTTCTGCTCAATCGGATTCCAATCAAATTCATCAGACCATAAAAAACCGTCTGATAATGAGACGGTTTCTTGAGTTGATATACGTTTTAACTTCATGTTTTACCCACTCTTTTTAAGTGTTTCAAGCCGTCTAAACAGTTCATTCAATGTACTTTCTTGACTCGCATTCCCCATCAAGGAAACATCCTGTCCATTAAAATTAAAACTGTATTTAACTGTCTTACTTGGATCTGAATTGCTTGAAAGCGCGGCTGAGGTATTCTTTTGAGTTTCTGCATAAACATTTGGCGCCAATGCTTGCATTGTAGATTGCCCTTTGCCGTCAGAATAACGCTGTAATGCTTGTTCGATATATCTTGAACCGTCATACCCTGCTAATCCTTTCTTTCTTAGCTCTTGATACAACATGCTTGAAATATCCGTAAGCCCGCCAAGACTTCGATTCTTTTGCAGAACGTCTTGGTCTTTTGCGAGTGCGGTACCAAAAATATTTTGAGCTATTGACTCAGCTTGAGCATCGTCATAACCCATTTTTTTAAGCTCATCCCGGACATAACTCTTCGTATAGGATGTACTTGAAACAGCATTGGATTTTTTGGATTTTTCCTCTCTCGTTTTCGCTTCTGCCTCAGATTTTGCACTTAAAGCCTCATTCCATGCATCAATTGAATTTTGAGCCTCTTCTCTTGCAACCGCACCCATTTCACGATAGGCACTTGTTACACCGCTTGAAACAGTTGAAGCATGAGACGAAGCAGCTTTATTCATTTCATCATAAGACTGTACAACTGCCTTTCCTGTATCATCAATTTGAACAGATAAACCAAGTGATGCAGCTTTTGCTTGAGTATGAGCAATTACAGCTTGATCACCTGAAGCAATCGCTGCTTGAATGGTTCTTTCATAAGCTTGTCTTAAACTTTCAGCGGTCGCTTGGCCACTACTTTGAATGGTATTAAAATCTGCCAAAGCTGATTGGGCTGCAAGCTTTAACTGCTCTTTAGTTTTAATCCCCAGACGTTCAAATGCTTGCTCAACAGGATTCATGTCATCAGGAAGCTTTTGCATCACCTGACGAATTGCTTGAACACCTAGTTCAACCTGTTTTGTAGATATAACACCTTGTGTCTCAAACTCTTTTAACTTTGACATTGCAAAGTCTATTTCAGCTTGGGACTTTGCTGTTTCAAGCCATTTAACCCACGCTTGATATGTGACTTCACCAGCTTGTTTGCCTTGAACACCCAAAGCTGTGAGATTTTTTGAGAAGTTAACAACATTTACTCCCCCAGCTTTAAACTTTTCTGAAATTCTACTTAATAGAATATCTAAGTCTAGATCTAGAGCAGTAGCTGCTTTCCTTGCAACATCAGCGGAAGATTTCAAACCTGATGCAACCTCGGCTGAACGCGATTTTCGAGCTATATTTAATTCTTCTTCCTTTGTGTTTATAGCTGCCAATGCATCTTGCGCAGATTTTAAGGCATTCAAATCACCAGTTTTTCTAGCTTCTTCAATCTGCTTGGTAAGGGTAATTTTCTCAACTGCACTCGTTTTTAAATAAGCTTGAAAATCTGCCTCGGCTTTCTTCTCGCGCTCTTTTGCAAGTTCAGTGGCTTTGGTTTTTTCCTCGGTAGCAACTTTGGCTTCATTGAGTGATGCAACTGCTACCTTGCCGGATTGGTCAAGCGTTACCATGTAGCCTTTTTCAATCAGATCAGCTTGAATCTTTCCATCCATCACACCCTTATTGGCGGTAATGGCAGCTTCGGCATAGGATTGAACAGCTTTTAACTTTTCCTCCTCACTTGATTTTTTCCCTGCGACTTCCGAGTTTTGATCTGCAATTATCTGATCAAGTTTAGCTTTTGAAGAAGCAACAGCTTCAGCATCTTTTTCTTTTTGTGTTTTTGATATCTCCTGAATGGCTTCAATGCCTTTGGATTTAAATTCCATTGCCTGATTTGATGATTGCTCATAATAACTTTTCGCTTTTAACGAAAGCTCCTCATATTCTTTTAGTGCGGCATCTTTATATTCACCAAATAAAAGCTTTGACTTCCAATATGTAAATGCTGCTGCAACATCATAAATAACACCAGCAAGTAGGCTTGCCCCAATTTTCAAACCATTAAAACCATCATTGATGAAACCAATTGCAACGTTTAACGCTTGCAAAAACTTTGTTAAACCATTGGTTTTATCGGACGCTTGATCTACCCCACTATTAAAATTAAATATATGGCTTAATAGGGAGTTTAATTGATCGCCTGCAATTTCGAGACTATTCCCAAGGGTGCTTGCCATGGATTTAAGTGCGTCATAAGCACTCATTAAGGCAGTCTTTAATGCCTCAATTGTTGCTGGATCAATCTTTTTAAGCTGATCCCCAACCCAAATAAATCCATCACCAATATCTTTTAAAACAAAATCAAGTTCCGAAATATTATCAGCAAGAAGCACAAGCCATTGAGCTACAGTTGCAGATGCACCATTTGACTGGTCCATCTTACCAATCAATATTTCCCAGCTTGTCGATATACGTTGTAACGCATTACTAATTGTTGTAGGGAACTTATCGTAAGTCGCTTGCACTGATACAGATTGACTCTGAAGGGCTTTGACCACACGTTCAGAAGAAAGCTCGCCAGCTTCAGCCATCTTGCGAAGCTCACCTGTAGTTACACCTAAGCCTCTAGCTAAAGCTTCAGCTAATCCATAACCACCTTCCATGATGCTGTTAAATTCTTCACCTCGAAGAACACCACCTTGCATTGCTTGAATAAATTGAGTGACTGCACCATCTGCAGCTTCTGCTGTGCCACCACCAATCTTAATCGCCTGGGTAACCGTCTTTGTTAGTTCTAACGCTTGTTGTTGCGTCATCCCCATATCTTTACCCACAGTGTTTAAACGTGTGAATAAATCAGCAGTCGTGGTTAGATTTGAGTTTGTAGCAAGCGCAACTTGATGAACACCTGCCATTGCCTGATTGAAGTTGCCACCATCTTTGGTGGCTATATTAATTCGTGCCGAAAGATTTGTATATGAGTCCGCTGCTTGTGCCAAACCTTGAACACTTAAACCAACACCAACAGCAGCCATTGCAGCAACCAATGCATTTACTGCAAATTTAGCGCCATTCATTCCTTGCTGCAAGCCTGCGGTATTAGCTAACAGGTTTAAGCGAAAATCCATTGATCCTGCCATGCTTAAACCTCACCACCAAATAAACAAGGTTGAATTTGACGATCCACATTTGCTATAGCGGTTTCAAGCATATCTCGTTGTTTTTTCCACTGAGACAACCCACGACCACACGCGCTTGCAAAGTCTTTTTCACATTCAAGTTTTGCATTCAATGCTTCGCGCATTTGCAATAGAGAAAAACTATCTATCTGTAGTAATGCTCTAGCTTCAAAGAATGCTCGTACCAATGCTTTTTTAAATGCAATAACTCTTGGGCTATTTCTTAGCAGTGTCATTAGAAAGGTTGCTTGTTGCTCATCTAAAATAGCGTATTCCGTAGCTTTGGCGTACCCACCTTGCTGTAATGGTTCACCCTTTCGGATTTCAAATCTAATAGGGCTTAGGTCTGCAAAATCTGGTCTATATGTTCTTACAAGTTTAATTACACTGGCATGCTGCAACCCCAAACCTATAGCGATCTGTAGCGTAGATGTATAAGGTTTAGAATTTTCAACATCCACAAGTTTCACAGGAATAAATTTCGCATTCATTTAAATCACTCCTTTTCATTTAAGCAAATGCTTGAATGCAAATTCGATAGCATTTGTTTTTTAGTTGCCATATTTCAGGCATTAAAAAAGCCGACTTTTTGGGTCGGCTTCGCTTGGTTAAATCTTAAATCTTGTCAATGGGTTTTTATAATTGTTTTAGTTGTAATAGTGCGGTTTACAACTTTTAAGTTTTAGAGAATAAAAAAGCACCCTAGGGTGCTTTTTTATTAATCTCAACAATAATCAATTAATGCTGTCGCATTCCTTTGGTGATCAGACCCCATACTTATAAAAAGATTAGAAACATCTTCATTCTTCTGCATAAATTGTAAAAATCCATTGATTGAAAAATTATAGGATTTTAATAACTCTTGCTTCATCTTTGCTTCACAATCAGATTTAGTTACATGGCCTTCCAAATCCCGTTTAATTTGTTGCATATCTTTAACCGGCTGAGATAAAGCGACCCTAGATGTAGATCCAGCCACAGTAAACGCATCACTCCATCGTCCAGCCAAATCAACATAGAATTTCTTTTCAGCTATAGTTATTTTTGGAGATTCGACAACTTTTTTAGCCTCCTGGTAGTCCATCATGTATTTGCTTTGAAGCTCTTTGATCCTAATGTCCGTTGCTTCTTTTAATTCTTTTTTAGCAAACTCTTGATTTGCAATTGCTTGAGCATCAATTAACTTTTGTTTCTGCTCAACTTCAGCCTGCTTTAATCGAGCCATATCTTCTTTATTGCTTTTATTGATGAAATAACCAATCAATAAAACAATAACAATGAGAGCACCTACAAGGTATTTCACAATCAACGCTCCCAAACAATTTTAGTTATAACTCCACCAATTACAGTCAAAGTATATCTCACACCATCTATCGTATAGCGGTAATCTGTTGCAAAAGCGATACGCCCATTAGCATCCCTTGTTTTGTATTCATAAGAAGATTCAGGATTACCTAATGTTTGAATCATATTGCCTTGAGAATCACCTTTACTCACAAAACTATTTGATGATCTAACACTTTGTGCTTCAGTAGCAGCATATATATTGGTAGAAGCAAAAAATAAAAAAGCTAAAAATAATTTTTTCATGATATTCCCCTCATTATTTGAACAGAATATATATTGCCTAGAGGTTGTGCAATGTGAAAATTACCCTTTATTCATACTATCGATATATTTGTTATATCCATTTTTGTCAGCATGATATGCAACACGCAAGCTATTTCCCATGCTTAACAATGTATTTCTTTCATTTCGATGTGCTGCCTTGAGGTACTCTTTAAAAGTCCCAAAGCTATAATTTAAAATATCCGAATGTCTATGCCCTTTACTTATTAAGTACTGAAATGAATCAAACCAGGTGTACTTCTCTTTAGAATCATTTTTTTTATTATTTTCTTGATTGAAATATGCTTGATTTACTTCGACTAGATTCTTAAATAACTCAAGTAATTCACCTTCATTTTCTAATAATTTAGGATCTAAGTCTGAGACATTTGTTACTAAAGACGCAACCATGATCACTTGAAATTTTAGTTTTTTAAAAACATCAACAAATACTTCATCACTAAAATTATTATTGAACATAATTCTAATTGGCTCAGCAAATTCGGACCACTGATCAAAATCTTTCATCAGAACTTGTCGGATTTCAATTTCATCTTTAAATGCAGATCTATTCGAAGCTAGAAAAAACTCATTCATATTGATTACTCGAAAACAGGCACAAAAAAAGACGCTCATGCGCCCCTGTGCCTGTAGTCTTAATTACGCGGCAGGAATTGTCACAACATGGCCGTATAAACCAAGTGTAGGATCTAAGCCTTTTTCAGTATCTGAAAGCGCTTGACCTGAGATTTCATATTGACCTAGTTCTTCATGGATCAATGGGAAAGTTGTTTCAGGTGATTTTTTAGTACGCCACAAACGTACAGCAATATTTTCACCTGTTGCAGTATTGATTCCTTTAAAGAACAACTCGTATTCTTTATTGAATTCACTCGCGATCGTTGTGTTACTTACTTTACCAGTAGTGAAACTGGCTGTTACTGGATCTGCAATTAACTCGTTGAAAGTAACCGTGCCAAATACAGCATCTAGTGTGTATTTGTCTGCTGCGATCGTGGTTGAGCTAGTTTTGAAAGAAACTTGAGTTAAGTTGTAGCCATTCAACTTAATTTCGTGACCAGCTTTAATCGATCCCAGTGCTTGATCTGCAAGTGTTTTACTTGCCACTTCTGATTTCATACCTGATAAAATGTATTGCAAGTTAGCTTCATCCACTTCTTCAAGCTGCCCTTTGAAATTAACACCTGTTGTTTTGGTTAATACAAAATCTGTGGTTCGTTGTCCTGATGTGCTTTCTTGGTGTTCAACTTGGTCTGTAGTTATTTCAAGTTCGAATTCAGGAACGTTACCAAGATGACGCATACCGCCAGCGACACCATTCGCAATCTCAGATAGGTAAAATTTACCCTGAAGCGAAATATATTTTTTAGCCATCTGTTTTGACCTCTTTAGCTGGTTTTGTTTGTGCAGATGGTTTCACTTCTTCAATGATCTTATCTGCTTCTAATCGTTTAATTTGGTCATCTGATAGACCACCAATAATATCGCCTTTTTCAAAACGACCCACAGGCTGTAATGCTTTATATGTTTTCATAGTGACCATGATTTAATCATTTGTGCTTCAAATAAGAATGGGAAATACGCCCGCCCAGTGCTGACAGCCTTGCCAACTGGAATGCCTGCATCAACACGTTTAAATCGCTTAAATCCAGTAATTTGTGGTTGATAACCCTGCATCACAGAAAGAATCTTCCGAATTATTGGATCTGCCAATTGGCGAATTGAAGCTGTTTCAGTTAATTGAGCTGAAGCATCTGCGACTGTTAGAGCAATCAACCATTGCTGATAGACCGCATTAGCTTTTCCATCACCTGTTGTATCTGCTATTCGATCACCGACATAGATGATACCTATGCCAATATCACCAACCACGGCTTGGAATAGATCATCCACATCAAACGGCGTAACCACTTCTTCAACTTCCGGAATTTCAGCTTTAATTCGCTTTAATATGTCATCTTCGAGTGCGAAATAATTTTCAATGTTTTGCATCAGTTAAAACCTTGTATAAATACTCTTCGATTTCGAAAAGAATCTCTTGGGAATCATCTACGGAAATACCTAAATATGGACGAGGTGGAATGTATACAGCTTTAACCATTACCCATCCGCCAAGTGGTGTTTTGAAAGTTAAATACTTGCCAGACTTAGGTTTGACCCACCCACCAAAATGGAGGATTGGCGCATAAACAACATTGGTGCCAACTGAGATTTTATTGCCCTGAACTTTTGCAAATATCGAATTATGCAAACGTCCTGTATCTCTAAGCGTCTGCCCACCCTGAACTTTCGCTCTCCATGATTTTTTCCACGCTTTATCATCCGTACCAATTCCTGTCTGTATACGTCGTTGTGTATTTACAATTAGGATGTCAGAAATGTCATGCCATAGTTCAGATGGATCTTTCACTCGCTCTATCACACGTCGCATAAATTCCTGCAACTTTTCTTGGCCATGCATTTGTATAGTATCAGTCACAACCACCTCACTTGACGCTAGGCATCATGTCTAGAACACTGTCAGCAAAGACACCTCCTTTGTAGGTGGTACCAATAGGCAATGTCTTTGGTGATGTGTCCGCTACAACAACATCTTCGCTACCATATTCGTTTTTCTTAGCTATAGTAAGAACAGCTTTTCCTTCAGAGACACGCTTCAAAAATGAAATCGCATCTTCATAACGATCACGAACTTCATCAGGTGCTTTATTTCGATGCAGCAAATATCGTGCAATTTCACAAATCATAATCTTTAAATTTTTGGGGACTTCAGGTAAAGGGATTGAATACTCTTTGCCAATGTATCCATCCGCAATATCTGAAGCATCTTCAATAAAAGACTCTACAGAGAGATCTGCAGTTAATCCGCGCTCTAATTGCTCAATAGTTATCTTGCTATAACGAATCACCATATCTTCACGACTGGCATACTTCGACATAGAACCACCTATTTTTCAGCTACAGGTTTCTGCGTTGCTTTTGCAATAGTTTTTTCTAATTCAATCACTCTTGCTTTCAGATCAGTGATTTCTTTATCCGAAACTGCTTTTTCATCCTCAAGCGCTTTGTTTTTCGCTTTCAGATCAGTGATTTCTTTATCCGAAACTGCTTTTTCATCCTCAAGCGCTTTGTTTTTCGCTTTCAGATCAGTGATTTCGGCTTTCAAGGCATCAACTTCATCGTTAGATTTGCTAATGACTTTAGGTTCTTCTGGTTCTTCAATAGCCCCAGATGCTAAAAGGGCCTGAAGTTGTTTAGCTTCAAGCCCTTTGATTTCATCACCCGGTCGAAAGTGACCAATGGATTGTTTTGCTATGTATTTAGGCATTTGAGCCTCCTTAAACAATAAAGCCGGTACCGCCACACACGCCATTTTTGTTAGATGGCACTGCAAGTGGTGCTGATTCAGTCATTAAGAAAATACCGCTTGGATCTTCGTTATACCACTGACGGTCAAAGTATTTAGCCACTGCCCCATTTGCTAACATGTTTTTAATTTTACATTGTGCAATTGAGCCTTGGGTGTCTGAGATAGCACCAAAATAATCATCAGGGATGAAGCGTTTTAAACCATTTTTTAAACGGTAAGTGGCATCATAAACCCACAATTCTTTTTCATCTAAATAGCCTTTAAATGAGGCACCTTCTTGAACATTCAAACTTGGCTTATAAGGTACTGCAATTCCAGCATAAGGCTTCACAAAGCGTTCTTTGAATTCTTCATTATTTGATAAAGCTGCCCAAACCTTTCCTGACATTAGGTAGAGTTTAGAAGCACCCCCATTTGCATCAAGCAGAAGCTTTTCAATAGCTTCGATATCAGTTACAGGTTTAGCACCTGCCTGATTCCATGGAATTAATGGTGTAAAGTTCAGGGACGCATCACGTTCATAATCAACCATGTTGTATTCATAGTCATCAGATTGAAGTAAATACTTCCCTTTGAGCAATAACTCCGTTGCCATCAATAAAACAGAGTTATCAATCGCATCATGATTTCGTTTCATAACTGCAATTTGAGCAATGACCATTTTTTCCTGATCAGATAATTGCTGACTTCCTGTAGAGATGATCCCCGCGGTACGTAAACGTTCCATTAAAGCTTCATCAAATGAAGTTGCAGGCGTCACCATGTTTTTTGGTTTGTAATACGCTGGTTGAACAAATTCGACCTTTGCTGCACGTTTTGTATCAAAAGGCTTACCAGGTTGATGTGGGGATACTAAGGGTGCAAGATCATGCACTGTATTGATTTCTGCAAGTGGGACCTCATCACGGTCAAATGATGGGCGATTTGGGAACAGCTTATCTAACAGCCAAGTATCCATTGGCTTATAGTTTGTGTGAATAATTGCAAGCTCACCCACATCAAGTAATTCTAGTGGTGCGCCATTGACTGTAAAAGACTGAGGCATTGTTTAAAATCCTTATACTTTTGAAAATTCGATTTTGTTTAGAGTTGCTTTTGCTCGTGCTGCATCATATTTAGATGGCTCTAAATATTCCCCAGCAATTCGCACAGCTTCGATACTGAATACACCACCAAAATAAATTGGAATTTCAATTCCATCAGCTGCCATTTGGGTTGCTTGTTGAGTAGTTACATCTTGGCCACATACAACATTCCAAGTTTTTTCATCTGTTGCATGAGTGACCACATTGGAATCAGATAAAATCAACAGATCCCCAGCTTTGTAAGCCGTTGCAGTAGTCACCTTGGCATTTGCACGACGAAGTTTTTCAACATCTAGATTGAATGGGCGTGATTCTCGGCTCACGTTTCCTAAGTAGGTTTTATTGCTCATTTATTAAGCCCCTTTATTCTGGCCAGCGAATGCTTGAGCACCAGAAGTAAACTTGTGAGGTTGATCTTGATTAGGTGTACCACCTTGACCCCCAGTCGCTTGGTGATTGAATAAGTGTTGCAGCGCTGGATTAACTGCAGGAATAGGTTGCTGTTGTCCAGCTGGTGGTTGTTTTGATGAGAACTGGCGGAGTTGTTTAGCCATAAAACTAAAAGCAACATCATCCATATCTGTATAGGACTTAGTGTCATCAGCACTGAATTGAGTGTTTAATTCAATTTGAAGTGCTGCAATGTCTTCAGTACGTTTTTCAGCTTTAAACTTTTTAAGTTCAGTTTGTGCTTGATCACGTTCTTGCTCTGCTTTAAAACGAGCTGCTTTCTCTTGTTCGAGTTCGCTCACGTTGGTGTCCTCTTGTTGAAATTGATTAAGTTTTGATTGGTGGCTTGCTGCTACAGCGGAAGTGTTGTCATCTGCACCTAAAGCACAGAAAGAAACTTCGCGAATACGTCCACCACGGAAGATTGTGATTGGAGCATTTAAAGTGCGCCCATTTACTACAACTTGACCCCGTTCAACCTCTTCAATTGATGCTGGATCGATGTAAACCGACATTTGCCAAGGAAAGCCCTCATCACTATCACTAGCAACCTGTTGACCGTATGCATTGGTTAGTAAGTCCCCACTAACCTTTAAGCCCGATGTGTTGTCTTTGGTAAACTGTGTCACCACACCCACACGGCGGCCTGTATCATGGTCTAAGAGTGCTGCCAAAGGGGTATCGACCTGCATCGAATCAAGATCAAAAATCACGTCACCCCAATAGTAATGCCCTTGAATTGGCTCACCGCTGTATGCAATGCCATTAAATTTACGCAGGTCGCTTGTTTCAGTTTTTACGCTGATTTCAAAAGGATTGGCTTTAAATTGCAGTACCTTTTGCTCTATCTTTTTTTCCTCTGGCATTTTCATGCTCCAATAAAAAACCGCCCTAAGGCGGTCGGAATTCATTTAATTTCAAAGCGGGCTAAGTAATGTGTTGCCCAATCAGGAAACCTATTAAGATGCCTACGATCAACCAAAACCATGCTTGATAATAAAATGGTAGAATGTACTCAAATTCACTCTCATTGATTAAAACTAATGCTGGCGGTTCTACATATTCAGGCTTTGACTCTCTATTCATATCCAACCCACTTACTATAAATTTTGTTATTAGCAATAAATAACATCGTAGCAACATCATCCGTATACTTCAAAATAACATCAGTATCGGTCACACTCACCACTTCAAGGTTCAAATTTGGCGCAAGTAAAGCACCATCAAGACCATTGATTTTACCAAGATCAATCGCTTTGCCTTTCATATCCAAAATTGTGATTGTTTTACCTGCATTTTCAGCTGTTTTAAACAAAGTTGGTGTTTGAATACCGATTACATTACCTTTTTGCAAGTTGAATGAATCAAAACCTTTGATATTGTTTCCCGTAAGCTTATTTTTAAGGTTTTTTGCAAATCCAAGCATTGATTGGAATGAATCATTCATCCAATCCCAAATAGACTTAGATTTTCTATCAATACCTTTATTGGTTACGGCATCTTTCAAAAGTTCGGTCAGCTTCTCATCTTCAGCTGCAAGCTCTACAACAAAGCGCGGTGCTGATGGTGCTATATCTTTGCCACTATCAATCACAGTATCTAAAAAATCATCTAAGATTTTTCGGTTTGATTTTTCAAGTGGTTTAAAAGCATCAACAATTGCATTTTCAACATCTTGCTCAAGCAAAGCAGTATTCTTAATATCAAGAATTTCAGATGAGTATGGAAGATCTAAAAGATTGTCTGCTATTTTTTGATCAAGCACTTCATTTAAATTCGAGCCCCAAGTCGCAGGGTTAAAACTCCAACCTAAATTACGTGCAACCTCTGGTAGATCTTCATCTGAAGTAATACCGTATTTCTCAGCTTGCTTCTTAGTTAAAGCAATCACATGGCAACGACACATAAAATCCCACGGCGGGTAATACAACGTCCAAAATGGATCATCAATGTGCCTAATGATGTTGTTTAACTTAAGGTGAGTTGGTCTTACCCGGCTATCATTAATCGCAACATACATCAAATATGGGCGAGATTCCTTGTTTGCCTGTTGCTGTGTCCATCTCCCATGTGCATAAGCCATCTGCATGTTAGTGCGATAGATATTTGCTAGGTGATGATCTGAGAGTTCAATGCCCTCATCAGCTATACGTTTCTTAAACTCATCAAATGTTGAACCATCTTCAGTTGATTTATTTACCAGCTCCAAAACAGTCTTGATTTGATCGATAGAGGCCAATCGACTTACTGTAGCGGAGTAATGCCTTGTTTTAAGATCAAGCAAGTAAAACTCTTCAGGTAAAACGACATTGCGACTACGCGCATATTTCAAGGCTTCTACATAATCAGTCATGTCTATTTTCCTTGCATGGCATGTACATATCCCATCACATCAGAGATAAACAACGCCCTCGACATTGTGAGTTCAAAATCATCTACCGATGCACCTTTAGTTGCTGAATACAACTTAGATACCAAATCGGTTGTGTCCGCTGATTCAGATACGATTACTTCAAGTTCTGATTCAGATAACAAAACCTTAGGCTGATTTTTAGCAATCTCTTCAAGTTCAATCTGTTCAGGCTTTAAGTTTTGACTATGAGCTTTAAAATTGAATGAAGTTTTAGGGAGTGCATGGAATTGTTTTACTGATGCCTGCACAGATTCACCTATATCTCCATCCTGTAAGCCGTATTCGCGCTGGAAGTATTGAGGTGTGAGATTAGCCCCCGCGTTTTTTAAATGCGCATCACGCTCTGCTTGATCCTTGTTTAGTGGTTTAGGTTTCTCACCTAAAGTTACTTCATACGTACCCCAATTATTCAGCTTACAAAGAGCATTCACTATCGCTTGCAAAGTAGGTGTAATCAAACGCATATCAGATTTTAATTTATCTAACCGAACATTTTCATGCACTTGACCTAATGCGCGACTCCCACCACCATCATTCCCACTAGTCAGGGTTTGCCCCAATACAACTTTTTGAATTTGACGAATCAACTGATTGTTGAATGATTCAAATGCAGCTCCTGCAGATCCACTTGTTCCAGAAGTTCCTAGTACCTGAACATCATCTTTCCCATCAATTGACAGTACACTTTGAGCATGTGCATTTAACAAAGCATTATTCATATCAGTGGTTGTTGTATCTTTACTATTCACTTTCCCAAGTAAAATGGGTGTTCCAAAACGTTCTAAAAATTTCGCCCAAAATTTAAAGCCATTCTGTTTAAAGAAAAACAACCAATACAAAGTAGCTAATAAAGATTTACCATAAGGATTCTCATAAGAAGCCTTACGTCTTGTTAAAAAGAATTTAAAAGTTTGATCAACTTCTTTTTCAGCATATGTTCCATCCTGACGGTAGATTAAACGGCCATCATTTTTAGGTTCAAACCATTGCATTGGCTTTTCACCGATCCACTGAATACCTATGTAACCTTCAGGCTTTAACTCATATACAGCCTCTTGTACTGAATAACCAAAGAATAAGGCATTTAAACCACAAGATACGATTTCGTAATACCACTCTTTCACTGTGAGATTAAGGAGCTCAGATTCAGGAGTATCATTTGGTTCAACACGAAAAGGGGCTGCAAGCAAAGCATCTAAACGAGTTTCAATTGTTTGAGCGATCTCATCATCATCGAGCATAATTTTAAGCTTATGACGTTGAATACCTGCTTTTCTTAACACTTCATCTGTATCAGGCTGTCTTCCAAAGTTCACTAAAAACTTAGTGACCGCTTCCTGAGAATACAAATTCCCATAAGACAAAGCCTTTTTTGACGCTTTGTCCTTTTTTGACTTTGTCATATTTGCTACCTATTTATTAAAAAATTCGACTTCCAGCACCTGCAGGTTTTTTACCTTTTCGTCCCTGAACTCCACTAAAGCAGATCATTACACTATCTGCTCGGTTAGGTGATGAAGCGCCATCGGGTTGCTTATTTACTAGAATTTTTCCAGCACCATTTTTGGTGTATGTGGGTTGTGATAACTCAGTAACTAATGCCTCTAACTCAGCCTTTGGTAAATCCTCACTAGATAAAGAAATTATCGAATCAGGATCATATTTCATTCCATTGAGTGCTCTATATGTATTTTGGAATCGTAATCTTAATGACCACCAAGCTTGTGCTTTTAAATTTGCAAAGAAATCTACATTCTTTCGAGCCTCAACCATCTCTTCATCTGGCTCAAACACAGCACCTGAACCTCTAAACGGATCTGCTTGTATTATCTTGATTCCTTTCGCTTCGTTTTGCTCATTAATAACTCTCGCATCACCACGCACACCCGCACCAAGCCCGTCAGCATCATAAAGAAACTGGTTTAAATTTCGCTCAATGCTAATATCAATTGTCTTTTGTGTGGTCCCAAAAATATCATCACCAACACCTGACCATGTTTCTAGATATTGCAGCACTACACCATGTCTATCCGCAAACGAGTTCTTATCTTTACCCTCATCAGCTACATCAAGTCCACCAATACGATCTCCTGATGGTCTAATATCCAGTTTTATATGAGCATCAATAGCTGCTTGTACCCATGCGCTTGGTATCAAAACACCTTCTACAGAAGCGGCATAGTTAATATCCACCTCTTGAGCAAGGACTACATCATCAAGCGTGGCTAATTGCTTTTCATACCATGGAAAAATCAACTTACCACGCAATTCAACCTGCCAATTTTTATCTGGATTCGCTCGCCAAGGCATAGTAAATATTGAATAACGTCCGCTAAATCGATCTCGATAAAAACGATCACCAATACCATTAGGCGTTGATCCTTTGATATGAACGTTTGTATTTTGCGATATTGCTGCGTCTACCGCTTCTTGACGCTCTACAAATGCCCACTCATCAAGAAAATACATTGTGGTACGTCCACCACGGCCAATGTTGTCACCCGCCTCACCCGTGATGGTTGCACCATTATCGGGATTGATGATACGCATGTAATTGTCATGCACTTTTTCAACAAAGCCCTTAGGCTTCATCCAATTTGGCATTTTACTGAACATATCTCGGATTTTATGAAATAGCGTTTTAGGGTCACCCTTTTTATCGACCAACTCTTCCTTACGACTTCCTACACCGCCCGCGAAACCCTCAACAAATAGCCACCGATGCAAGAAAAATCCTAATACAACATAAGACATTCCCTCATCACGTGATTTTTCAATCAAGCCGTGTGTTTGAGTGTTTTCACGTTCAAGCAACCAATCTACAAGTTCAACCTGTTTTGGTCGTAATACAAAAGGAAGATTTGCGGGTAACCCGTATGACATACCACGAGGATCATAAGTCCAGATCCAATGATTAAACCAATGCACTGGATCAGTACGGCATTTATAAAGTTCAGCCTGTATGCTTAATTCGTTTTGCTCTGTCACCGCTTTATAATAATAACGGCGGCTCATTTCCCCTATGACATCAGGTAAGCGGGTATTGATTGTCCAAGTCTTGATTAAGGGTGCAATTTCATCCAGTGCATAAGTCATAACTTACCTGTAATTGCTAAACGTGAAAGTTCTTGCGGGGTCAGTTTTGCAAGTTCTTCGGGTGTGTATTGTGGAAGTACTGGGGCGTGAATATTTTCAGTTTTAATGGCCCCACCGCCTGCGCCAGTTATTTCCACTCGCTTTTCATAAAAGCCCTTAACGATCTTTTGAATTTGATCAATTATCTTGATCGATAAGACAACATTACCTTTTTTAGAAATCAATAAGTCACTAAGAATTTGCAACTGAACAATGTCATTTGCACCACTAATGTTATGTATAGGTTGCTTTAAATATTCTTCACGCGCCCTATTAAATTCATCTTTAAATTCTTGCCTAAGATCCTTTCCAGCCACTTTGGTCGGATCGTACACTTCGACTTGTTGAGGTGTAACTATCACATTAAGAGTTTCCTTGATATCCCTAACAACTTCAGTGGGTGTCATGAACTGAGCAAGTGACCGAATTATAAAGAGTTGTTCAGCCTTTTTTAGCCTTGCCATAAATCACCTTTCATCAAGGCTCATCAAGGAAACATGACAAAAAAAAGAGCCTATTGGCTCAATTTACTAGACAAGTTCCGCAGCACTTGGAAATATTTAAATCTGATACAAACGGCGGGTTATTTGCGACCTCTATCATTCGCTTGACGTTCTCGCTTGCTCCCCAGCGTTTGACCACCCCGATAAATTCCTCTACATCATGGCCAGCTAAATAATGTTTTGGTAAGCCAGTGTGATCACTGTAGAGTATGTCCCCATCTTCATCACGTTCTACACCAATGTGATATAGCTCATGCTCAATCAAAGCACAAAATTCACGATCGTTCGCACGTTCACAAAAGCTTGCATCAACCGTAATGAGATATAAAGGTACAAACCCAAACCAGTCCCGCATTTGTTGTTCTTGTCGAGCTTTACGCCATCCACCCTGGTTAAACATTACTTTTTCACACTGGCCTAACACCATCCGTTTTTTAGCTACGGCGGCAGATGATGCCCAAGCGAAAGCTAAGAATGTTTCATCATCATGTAATAGCTCTGCTATGTGGTCATGGTCGGGATTATGAAGCGCACCGCCATGAGTTAGAAAGTTAGTTACAACCCATTCTTTTAGATCTGCTGCAGGTGCCAAGCGAATCGCTTCCTCTTCCTCTGCTTGGTCAATTAGATCTGTTGGTGGAAATGGTCTGATCTGTTCCATCATTCACCCATAAAAAAACCCACATTTTGGAGAAAATATGGGTATCAAATTACATAGGCAATTGGGGAATTACCTACACCAACTATACTACTAGGAATTAAACGCACTTGAAATAGCAAATTAAATCATGTAATAAAATTTAACAAAGGATATAAAATATTAATCAAATTTATTACTGACAAATTTTATAACATAACCAGATAGGATTTGATCAGGATGAAAGCGCTCAATTTTATAACCCATCTCTTCAGCTAAATCATATTTACTAAATGCATTTGCTGCTTTCTTGCCACCGCGCCCAACAGACCAAGGACTTCCTACAATTTCAATAAGAAGATTTAGCTTCACAATATAAAAATCAAATCGCCAATTTCTTGTTGATTCAAATTGGAATTTACGGCGATACCCTATTAAGCATTCTTCTAATTCTTGAAATAAAGTTTCTTCAGCTTCTAAATATTTTTGTGTTGCTTTTGGTAATGGTTTTGTTCTTGGTTTAGTTTTAATGGGTGGTTTTTTAGTAAAGCTGGTATATTGGTTAATTTCCATAAATTGCACCCAATAAAAAACCTCCCGAAGGAGGTTTAGTTATTAACCAACTAACTGCTTACGAAAGGATTTATGGATCATCTCTTTTATGTCATCTTCTAAGTTGGCTTCAAATATAAGAATAATACTTGCAGATTCAAATTCAAAAGACGACTTATCATATTCTTGACCAGATAGATAAAGTTCTAGATTCCCGCTATTACTTATATCTGAGAATCCAAATTTATCTCCACAAATATTTAC